ATGGAGAAGCCGAGAGCAATGGTCTCGTGGTTGTAACGAGCCGTCCAAGCTTCCTGCGCGTTGTCATACGCAATGGCTGAACCTTCGGCTTTCACCGGAGCAGCGGAGAATCCGCTCAGCTTCGTTTCTTCTTCAAAGGAACGCTCGGAGGTCTCAGTCTCGTAGATCTCCTTGTGCTCCTCACCATAGGACTTGTACTCAAGACCGAACAGGGCGTTCAAACCCGGCAGGAGTTCCTTGAGTAATTGTGCACGTGAAATAGCCATGTTTCAGAACTCCTATTACAGGCCGGTCGGGTTGTTGTAAGCGTGACCGCCCTCAAGCGTACCGGAGTTCACATACGGAGCATTGAACTTAACGATAACTTCAGGGTAGTAAACGGTGCCGCTAACATCAAACGCGGTGTCCGGAACAACGTCGATAATACGCAACGGAAGCGAATTGGTCGTGCTAACCGAGGTCACAAGGACACCCTGTTGGGAGTCGTTCGTAACCGTGTTCAGCGTATTGGCGACGAGCGCCACGTTCAAACCAACGTCCGAGTACGTAAAGCCAGTCGAGGTCGAAACGACCGTCGAAGCTGTCACGCCTGCCACTTGGAACAGGGTGTCCGGATCTTCGACCACGTACGCAACGACGAACGTGCCCGACTTCACCGAAGTGCCCGAAATCCAAGCCTGCGAGTAGGTCGGCTGACCCGTCACAGAGGACACAAACGTGCAACCCAAGAAAACACCGGCAAAACCACGAGTGGGAGCCGTGCTCTCTTCAGTCGTCACAACAACAGTGCCATCCGAAGCGAACTTCAGCGGGTCGCCATAACCGATGCTACCAGCACCGGAGGCAATACGCCGTTGACGAGTCGCACCGGCAAACACCTGCCCACCGATCAAGTTGATCGGCTTCAAGCCATACGGCTTGCTAACGGTAGGATAAGCCATTTGTTACTCCAAAAAAGAAAGTTATTTACCCTTACCAAACGTCGTGCTGGATTTACGCTCGTTAAATAACGGCATCCGCTCGTCGTTCAGTCTCATAAAGTTATTGTCTACGGACTGGATTTGAGCCTTTGCTTGCTGGGCGTAATAATCATCACGCTGCTTCATTAGCTCTTCCGGTGCCTTACACAACAACAGGCCGCCAATCTCGATATTTCCTTTAAATTTGGAAGTCGGATCGGCATGGTGCATCAGTTCCGGATGATCTTCGGCCTTTACAGGCTCCCAACCTTCACGAAACTTTGCGGAGGTATTCGATGGGTCAGCAGTGCCCATAATACTGGTCCGGATATATCGAAAGACCCAACCCGGCTGCGGATTTGGTGCCGGTAGCGTCTGAGGCGGGGTCCAAGTTTTGTTGCGCTGCGCGGATTCTCGACTTTCGAGTTCACGTGCGAGTCTGTTTTCAGCCATTTTAGTTACTCTCCAGTTTCATTAATTCACGGGCATACTGCTCATTACTCAATCCCAGCTTTTTTGCTAAGGCAACTTGAGTCGGCGTCAGGCGAACCTGACGTGGCGCGGATGACCGAGTAACCGGTGCAACCACATTGGCTGGCTTTGTGCGAGTGGGCTTTTCAGCGTCCCTCGTTTGAGTCTGCTCTTCCTCGAAATAATCGGGGAATCGCTTCTTCATCGTCGCGTTAACTCGGTCGTAGTATTCGTCGCTACGCGGATCGACTCCAGACCGGACCAATTTTTCATGCAGTCCAAGTGCGAGGGCGGTCATCTCCTCGTCTGCGCCAAACCACGGATTTTTCTCTTTCCATGCTTCGGCTTTTGGGTCCGAAACAGGTTGAGGTGCCGAGGGCGCTTGGAACTGTTGAATTGGTTGTACTACCGATTCCTCTTCTTGTAAAGAGGGCCGGAAGTTCTCGTATTGTTTAATCTTTAATTTAGCCTCAGTCATAGCCTCCTGAGCATCGGTAATCTTTTCAGCATCACCTGACTCATAAGCTTGCTTGAGACGTTCCTTGGCCGTAACCAAGTCATTATTCGCTGCCTTAGTAACTTCTTGGAAATAGGCTTTCTCGCCATTGCCAAGTCGTTGTTTTAATTGACGAATTTCGTGTTCCCGCAACTGGGCAAACCGGAACGCTTCTTCGCGTTCACGCAGCGCACGCTCTTTCTCTCGGCGCTCGTCATGCCACACCTTCTTCATCTGGGAGAGGCGTTTCTTAACCTTGTCGGAATACTCCTCAAGGTCATCCTTCTCTAGCTCCTCCACTACCTCTTTGGGTAAGGGGACACGACCACGGTCTTGTGGCGGGGTATCGTCTTCGACCTGAACTTCAAGTTCAGGTTCTTTTTCAACCGGGGTTTCCTGTTCTACTTCGTCAGGAAACTTATATTCTTCATTAGCCATAATAATTACTCCTTATGCGCGACGGATGCCACGGGGGTCATCGACCACCGCTTCTACCGTGTCGTCGTTGATGATGCGGAACTCCCGACCGTGGATGACCACGCGAGTGCCTGAGTACGGACGGGTCAGGACAAAATCGCCTTCCTTACACCACGGGCCGGTGGGAAACCGGTCCTTGTCCGCATAGCAAAGATCACCCATCTTGATGACGAACAGAACTACGGTGGTCTGCTCTTCAGTTCGTTTGGTGTCGTCTGCTTTAATGATTCCCCCGTCAAACTCCTCTTCTACGTGCGGTACCGCACACAGCATTCGGTAGCCTTTCGGGTCGGGCAGGAGCTTGGCTTTAGCAGCCTCTTCCTGTGTCTTTTCTACGTCGATGTTACTCATTCTTCATTCATCCTCTTTGCAAGGTCTTTGATGTAGTTACGTGCGAGGTCGAGACCCTGTAACGCCCCGCATAACCTTCTGTACTCACCTTCATTCATATTGCCTTGAATGATGCTTTCCACGATCAATGTGCGCTCGTCTTGGAGTTTTGAGTCCAAGTATTCCAGAGCGTTGTTGTAAGACATTTATTACTCCTCCGTTTGCGGTTTATTTCTCCGATTCTGTGCAAGTTGAGCACGTTGCATTTCTGTAGCGTCTCGTGCTTTACCAATCTCAAGGCCAAGGCGTACGCCCGCCTCTTGCTGCTTGCCGCTGAGATCAGCCTTGTGTTTCTCAATATCAACACCCAGTCGTGCTGCTTCAAGCTGCTGACGGCCAGAGATCTCGGCTTTGCGAAGATCCAACTCGTCTGCCTTGGCAGCGGCGTCCATGATGTCTTTCTGCTGTTTGCGCTGGATTTCGGCCTGCTGAATCTGGGCTTCGATCTGCATCTGCTGCGCTTTTGTTTGCGCCTGAAGCTGCTTGATCTGCAAGTCCATCATCTGCATCTGTACCAGCGGGTCTTGTTGCTGTTGCTGAGCCTGCTGCATCTGCGCTTCTGCGGTGTCCTTCTGAAGAACCCGTGCGGCAGCGGCTGCTGCCAACTGCGACAACTGCGCCTCAAACTCAGGCGGCAGGTCGTACTCTTCTCGGTCGTCTTGCGGAAGCGGGGGCAAGGCTGCGCCAAGCTGCTTCTCGATCTCTCGGCGGTATTGGAACGCCACGTGCTCCATGATGTGCGCCTGAAGCGAGGCGGTAATCTGCTGAGCCATCGGGTTTTGTCCGATCTGCTGAGCAATCTTGGGGTCTTGTCCCAACGCCATATGTACGGCGATATGGGCCTCGTGATCCTGATACATAAACGCTTTGACAGGTTTGCCCGTCATCACATCCATGTTCTCGGTGATGGGGTCGCGTGGTTTGGCATCTGCTGCCAACGGAACAATACGATCCGCGTTCCTTACGCCCAACGTCTCGATCATCTGCCGATGTAGATAGGGCAAGTCATAAAGCTGCGGCGCAGTTTGAGATAACTGGAGAACCGCTTGGTACTGCACCACCTTCTGCGACATGGTGGAGGCGTTGGGGTCACTAACCGGGATGACATCGACATCGTCGTAGTCAGCCTTCTTAGCCTTGCGATCACCTACTTCCGGCTCGTAGCTGTACTCTTCTGGCGTGTTGTCTCGGATGATTGCGGCAAGGAGCTTGAACTCCTGCTTCATCGCGTAATACACACGTGCCTGCACCGCCGTCATCACCTTGAGCACGCGCTCAAGCACAGCCAGCGTCGTACCGACCGGAGCCTGCGAGGACATATCGCTAATCTTCAGGTCCGACACCGCAGCGAATCGGCGTCCTTCCTCGACCACTCGATCCATCAACTGAGCGAGAGTCTGGCTCGGCTCCTTGTACGGCAGCGGCAGGATGTTGTCGCGGATCGCGCCTGACGGAATATCTACGTCTCGGAACTCGCCCGGAGCGATTGGAGTATCGTCTCCTTTAATTCTAAGTCCTCTAGACTTGAGTCCACCGGGGAGATTACTGAGGGTTCCCGCGTCGATAAGCTGGCGAAGGAGGGACGTTGCAGCTTTACTGTGTCCCCCGATAAGGTGAATAAGTCCGAAGTAGTAAAATCCAAATCCCGGTATGTATCCGTAGTGTACGAAGTGTTGCCGCCTCGCCTTGAGCTTGTCATCTTCCCTCCAATTACGTCGAATAGCGAGAATGGTTCCCGTGCCTTTCTCAATCGTCACCACATAGGGCAGGGCAATCCCTGTCTCGTTGTTGTCCTTATCGACATCGGGATAACCCGGCAGGTCGATGTTCACGTGCATCTCAAGCAACTGGAACCGGTCGTCCATCGTGGCTGAGAAGCCTTGATCCTCTGCCTTTTGCTTTTCCACCTCGTCCATCGTGCGAACCGGGTCGCCCAAGTCGATGTCGCGGTAGAAGCCTGCATACTGCAGTTTGATCAATTCGTTCTTCGTCTTACGCATCCGATGCGTAACACGCTCAGCACCTTCCAGATTCGGCGCACCGTACGGCACGATGATGTCTTCAGCCGGGATATAGATCGCCGTCTGACGGTCAAGGCTAGGGTCAAAGTAGACCTTCTTGAAGGCGTTACCTGCCAAAGCAAGGCTGAGCAGCATCCGCTCGTGCTCAGGGCGGTACTCCTTCATGATCTCGGTCAACTGATAGTTCATGTCATCAGCGACACGAACGGCAGAGTCCTTCTTCTCAGGGGTCTCCTTACCGATGATCTTGGTCTTGACCGGCCCTGCCGCCGGGAAGGTCTCCATGATGGTCTCGGACTGGAACTTAACCGCCGACTCCATCAGCAACGGGTGGAACACCCCGCACGCACCCGGCCACGGTTCTGTCCTGTCCTCGTATCGCAGACCAAGGATCTTCAGTCCCTTGACGTAGGTGTCGAGCCAGTCTTTACGCGAGGAGAGATCCTGCTCATACTGACCGATCAACTCGCCAGAGAGCGATCCAAGTTCGCCTTCACTCATGAAGTCAGCAAGGTTAGCGTCAAAGTCCTCGGCACGTGGCTCGTCTCTAACCATCTCGACCACCATGCCATCAACCCCGATAGCCACGCTTTCGGGGTCTTCAATCACAATTTCAATCGGCTCAGGAGGAGCAAGTGCTTCAAGACCCTGCGGAGCCTGCATCAGACTTTTATCGACGGCCATTTAGATTCTCCTAATAGTATCCAGCACCGCGACGACTCTTGAACCACCGTGTCGGTTCTGGCTCGTCATTGGGCAAGCGGAGAAACCCGCCCTGCCTAAACCTCATGAGAGCCAAGGTAGTGGCGTCAACCAAGTCGTCATTCCGGCCAGAAGGGAAATCGTTGCATTCCTCAATAACTTCATATGCCCAACGCCGGTCAGGCGACCAGACTATACCTGAAGAAAACAGGTCAGATACGGCATTTACGCGGCTGATCTTGTCCTGTCCCTTACCCGGCGTGAACTCTGAGATGGGCACACCCATGCGACGGAACTCTTGGTAAAGCGCCGCACCGTTGGACTTCTTTTCCACGATGAACGAGTCCGGTTGCCAACTTTTGTACTCCTCAAGGACGAGGGCTTTGAGT